AACAGCGCTTACGCTGAACTGCATTGTCAACCCCGACGATCCAACTACCACGTTGGGCAAGGCCAGCCCCAACCAATCGTCGTCGTATCGCGCCACCCAATTAGCCCAGGCAGTCGCCTCACCAGCCGTTCCGACTGCGGCCACCCAAGCGTCATAGAGTGCATTGCCGGCCCATGAGCTTTCATCCGGGAGTGGCACCAATGGCCCTGGATAGGTCAGCTCCCGGCCGTTCAGCCAGCCGAACATATTGGCGTTGGCTGGAGGAGTGATGATCGTGATCACATTCCCCCCACACGGCACCGCTACCAGCTCAAGGGGCGACACCTCAAACACCCGCCGGAACGTGGCCTGGAGCATCACCCGGCCGCCGTTGAATTGGTCCACAGTCCACCGATTACAGCGCCATGCAGTAGCCGCTGCAGCGCCCGGTGCGGTCCATCTGAACGGCTGCCCATCAGCCGCCCGTGCTGCTAGGAATGCCTCCACCTCGGCGCGGCCTGTGGGCCACAGCTCGAACGTCAGGTCCCAGGTGGGGCGGACTGGATTCAGCCCCCAGCGGCGCTCCTGAACCAGGCCATCGCCCAGTTGCGTCAGTCGGGCGCGGCTGCTGATGGCCTGTTCCGCCGGCAGGTTCGGCCGGTAGTTCGGGAACGCCGGGATCGTCACAACGCCACCACCTCCTCAAATTTTGCTGTGATCTCATGATGCTCACAGCTCGACAGGTTCAGGCGCCATTCTCGGCACCGGACCAGTCGCTGAGAGTCGCCAACCGGAGTCCAGTAGAACGACTCCCCGGCGGCCTCCCTGGCCTGCAGGAACGCGCTGAGCGCCACGCCATCAGTTGGGAGCAGGATGAAGCGCAGGCTGGGCCAGGCGCGGAGGTCTTGAGCGCGGCCGATGGTGCCGCCCTGCTCCAGCTGGTCAGCAGCAGGGCCCTGCCGGATCCGTGGCGCCCGCTCAACCGTCAGCGGCTCGGCGGGCACATAGGCGCTGGGGAGCGTCGCGGTCATGCCAGTAGGCCGCCGGGCCGGCGGTGATGGGCTAGGCGTGAATCGATCACCTGGGATAGATCACGGCCGAGGGCCTCGCTCCGGCTGTTGTCCCCGCTGGCCTGGGTGCCGCGTGCATCGACGTTGACCGTCACAGCGGTCCCGCCACCGCCGCCGCCTGAGAGCTGAACCGGGATCGCCCGACCACGCGACAAGGGCACGATCGCCTCTGTCCCGTGCAGCATCGCGCCATAGCCGGACCGTGGGCCGCTGCTGATGCCGCCCTCGGCAAACCCTGCCCAGCCGGGGCCAGCGGTGGGGAGCGTGATCTGCGGATTGAACGCACCGCCGCCGCCGCCGCCAATGGCGCTCAGCAGTGGCCTGAGCACCATCTGAGCAATGATGATCCGGGTGGTATCGCGCAGGATCTGAGCGGTGAATTCCCGGAAATTCGTCGTCCCCGTGGTGGTCAGCTCCGTTAGGGCATCCGTCAAGCCGCCGATGCCATCAGTCGCCAGGCTCTGGAACGATTGGCGCATGGTGCCAACTGAATCGAGCCAGGAGCTGACGCCATCCATGGCGCCCATCCCGATCCTGGAATCCTGCTGGTTTTTGCCCATCAGGTCCATCCCGGTTGTGAAGGTGCTATCAGGCAACCGGCCGCCGAATGCCAGCTCGGAATAGCGGCGCGTCTCATCGGCCAGGATGCCGGCGGCATCGGCTTGTTCATAGATCAGTTTTACTTGATCTCTTAATTGTTCGCTTACTTTTACCTCTAGCTCAAGCCTGCCCATGACAGTGGCGTGCTCAAGTGCATATTCAGCCTTTTTTAGATCGATGGCCTTTTGGCTTGCGGAATAAGAGTCGCTGATAGATCTTATTTGTACTTCGGTCACATCACTTTTAAGTTTTGCCAGCTTGTCTTCTTGATCTAGCTTAAAATTAGCCATTTGTCGCTGAGCTATAAACTCCTGATCAGTGCTTTGCGCTATGAGGATTCTGTTTTTCAGTATATTTTCCTGTATAACATTTAATTCGCCTTCGACTTTCAGCAAGCGGGCCTGAGACTGAATGCGTTCTTTATCGGCTTGTGCTTTTTGAGCATCTTTGAATTGTTGTTCCTCGTTAGTCATTGCGTCACGCGCAGTGTCTTGCGGGCCACGCTTGCCGGTCTGCCTGAACGTTCCGTGAATTATTCGGTATACTTGCCCATCTGGCGTCATAAATGCGGCATTATCGCCCCAGCTTCCTTTAGCGGATGACACCCATTTTGCACCGCCCTTAAGTGACAGTTGGGCGCCACCGCCAAACGCGTAATCCCAAGCGTTATGGGTTCTTGCGCCACCGTCACGCATAGCACCAAACTGCCCGCCGGCGACTGTGACACCCGAACTAAGAGGACGGCCATTGACTGACACGAACTGATCCAGCGCATTGCGTTTAAAGTAACCATTGTCTACCCGTTTGATATCATAATGAGGGCCATAAGCGTTAGGACCACTTGGGCCGATTCCGCCTTGCACGTAATAACCTTGGAGGCCCTCACTTTCCTTAGGCTTTTTCTTGCCAAGGCCAGCAATAGCGGCGGCAACGTTCGGGGGCGTTGCGGTGGCTGGGAGCCGCACCGACGCAGTGCCAGGGATCAGGCGTTGGGTTTCACCGTCAAACGTTCCAACTCCTGGCACAACAAAAGGCCTTGCCTTGGGCTTGGATGCCCCTGCCGGCAGCTGACCGTTCAAGCCAGCGGTTTCCAGCTCACGAATGCCACCTCCTCCAGCAAGATTGCTATATGAGCCTAGCTTAAATATATTATTCAGCGCTTTTCCAGACTGCTCTGATGTAAGCAGTTGAATCAGCCCAGTCGCTCCTTTAAGTGTTGCATTGATTGCCGGCAATACTAGATCACCCAGTGTTGCTGAAAAGTCTTTCCACGCGCTATCAAACTGCTTTACCGGATCAATGGCTTTTCGCGCTGCACTGCCAGCAGCATTAAGGGCAGTTGCCTGGTTATTTGTGAATCGATTAAACTTTTGCAAGTCGTCATTCAATAAGCCCACAACAGCCTTGAAGCCATCAATGTCACTAAACAAAATTGAAAGCGCTTCAGTGCTTCTTCCTGTTTTCTTTGCCACATCTTCGAGGAATCCGCCTAGTCCTTTTGCTGCCAAGGCCTGAGCATTAAACTGTAGACCTAATACCGCGGCAAGCTTGGCCGCCTCATCGGTTGGCTTAAGAATTGTTTTGATCGCTTGGTTAATTCCAGAAAATATAGACTCGATAGGATAGCCTTGAATCGAAAGCGCCGAAATTGCGCCGTTAATTTCCTCAAGTGAAACCTTTGCAGCTACGGCGGTTGGCACCACGCGTCCAATTGATTTAGCATATTCGTCAACCTTAATTTTGCCATCATTTTGCGTAACAATCATCTGATCAACTATTTTGGTTACGTTCTCCGCGCTCATCCCATATCCGTTTAGGATCGAGGTAGCAGCATCCGCCACGGTTTTGATGTCGCTGAATCCCCCAGCGGCACCTTCAGACGATGCCCGCAGGATTTTCAACACGTCATCCGTCGAGCTGAAGCCGCTGGAGAGGATCTCATAGGCTGCCGCCCCAGCGGTGGCCCGGTCTGTGAGGTAACCCTGCTCCCTCACCAGGTCCTGGATTCGTGCCGTAAGGCCCGCGGCGTCATTGCTCAGCGTTGAAATGGCCCGTGTCTGCGTCGCCACGTCCATGGCGTTACCGACGCCCGTTCCGATCAATGCCCCGCCGGCCAGCAGCCCAGCACCAGCAATCACCCCGCCAGGGCCAGCCGCCGCCAATGCCCCGGCGCCAGCCCCTAGGGCGCCCTGCATCCCGCCGCCCATCATCAGCGCCCCAGCCGCCGCACCGCCAGCGCTGTGCAATGCCTGCTGCCGCTGCTGCGTTGCGTTCAGGGATTGCAGCTGCCTCTCATAAGCCTGCAGATCCCTGGTCAGAACCTTATAGCGGTTGGACGTTGGATCTACCGCATTGCGTAGATTTGTTAGTGCATTGATTTGTTGATTGATGCTGTTGACGCTATTGCCTGCTGCCTGCCCATATTGTTTCGTGGCAATGTAGAGCTTATCAATAGTCCGCTCTGACATTTGGCTGACAGCCGACAGATTCTTCAGCGAATTGCCGACCTGCTGGATATTGTTCGCTCCTGATACTTGTGCCGTCAGCTTTAGGACGGTCTCCATCGAAACAGCCATCAGCCTCTACCCTCCGCGAGTTCCATCAGCACACCAGTCTCAATCAATCGCACGTCGTCATAGAGCACTCTGATTGGATCACCCTCCGCCAGCTCCGCCAGGCCACGACCGCCCAGCAGCACCGACAGATCCAGCCCAACCACGCCGCCCATGCTGGTGCGCCATTGTGTATCCATTCTGAGGAACATCTCTAACGCCTCAGCATTTTCCGACCACACATCAAACACCTCAGGAGCCTTCGGCTTGATCTGCGCCTCCGCAGGCAGGCCGAACAGCTCTGCCTGCTTATTCGCCACGCTCACATCCTCGCGCCGGCCGGTCTGAACCTTGGCCCAATGCCGGCCAGCGCCAATCAGTTTTTTGCCCTGGCGTCCTGCAGGCTCTCGCGCCATGCAGCAGTGATTGCTGATGCAACCTTCGCAACGGCCAGCAGCGACGCCCGAGCGGCCACGGAATAAGCAATCGGCACCGCCTCGCCCTTGACCGTCTCAGTGATCTCACCCTCAGGCCAGCCGGCCAGCACCCGCTCTGCCAACATCTGATCATTGATCAGCACCGGGACGTCAGCGGCCTGGAACCGCTGGCGATCAATCAGCGCTTGCACCTCATTGATCTCCGCCTGGTCCAACCGACGGAACAATACCTTGAACGTAATTCGATCGTTCTTGCCATTGCCCGGCACCTCCAGTTCGACGGGCCATTCGTAGCTGTCGCTCAGGGTAATGTTGAACATAAATCAGATCAAGAAAGAACAAGTCTCCACTCATCGTTTCCGACGGTAGGGACAGAATCAAACGGCGCATTGAGCATCTCAATCCCCTGCGAGCTGGAGCGGGTGAGCTGCCCGAGGTGGCAGTTAGGGGCCAACAAGGTGACAGTCCGACCGGCCGCACCGTTCAGGCTCACTGTAAAGATTCCATCGCTGGCGCCGCTGTTATCTTGCGCGGCCGCAAAATAGTTCTTTTGCGCAATCGTCGGCATCTCGAACATCACCGACCCGCTACTGGCGCGGCCAGTGGCTAGGACTTTCCGGGTGCAGCCCACTAGGTTGCGGTGCGCCAGGCTCACGCCGGCATCGAACGTGAACGATTCCACGCACGGGGAATACCCCAGGAAAGTGGCAGCGCCAGCGCCGTCACGATCAAACAGCAGCGCGTCCACCTGATTGGTGTAGCTGGTGGGCGGTACTGCGCTGGTGTCAGTAACCGGGTTGATAATGCCCTCCATTGTGAATGTCAACGTCGGCCGGTCACTGGAGGGGCCAGCGCCGCTCCAGGTGCCACGGCAGCCGGTTGCTTTGAACAGGATATTGTCGTCGTAGAAATAGATTGTGCAACTGGTATCTGTCACCCCATCAGTTTGGGTGATCGGAGAGTAGAGCACATTCGCGCCGATGGAATAGGCCGTGGCCGAGGCAGCCGTATAGGTTCCGGTGTACGGCTGAACCGTTGCGGCCTTCGTGCTGCCAACGTATCCAGTGATTACCCCATAGTTGCCATTACCGGTGCCGCTGGTGTTGGCGATTCGCATTCCCAGAT